GAGAACAACCTAGAGAACAAGATGATAGCTACGATGTCAGACTTAGCAGGTCAACCGTTGTTCCATTTGTGCAGCGAATTGAAAAAATGTTGTCAGGGATGTTGGTAAGAAAACCAATAAGGCTTGACGATGTTTCTGATTTAGTACGTGAGCAATTATTTGATGTAGATCTTGATGGTAATGATTTAAATGTGTGGCTTTATCAGACAGCAAGGCAAGCAATAAGCTTTGGTCATGTTGGTGTCTTAGTTGATGCACCAAAAGAAGGAGAAAAGGCAAGACCGTACTGGGTGACATATCAACCGTCAGATATTCTTGGATGGAGAACGCACGTTGTAGAAGGTGTCAGAAAATTATCTCAACTTAGATTGCTTGAAAGAGTTGTTGAACCAGATGGAAAATATGGAGAAAAGACAGTTGAACAAATCAGAGTTTTAGAGCCTGGTAGTTTTGAAATTCACAGAAAAAAAGATAAGGGTGATTTTTATATCCATGACTCTGGAACCATGAGCTTGGATGAAATTCCATTTTCTATTGCTTATGCAAATAGGGTTGGGCCTTATGAATCTAGAAGTCCGTTGTATGACATAGCAGAATTAAATTTAAAGCATTATCAAATTCAATCTGATCTTGATAATATTCTTTCTGTTTCGGCTGTTCCTTTATTAGCTTTTTATGGGTTTCCTGCTAGTGCAGATGAGATTTCAGCAGGGCCAGGTGAGGCGTTAAGTTTACCGCAGGAATCAAGAGCAGAATATATAAGCCCTTCTGGAGATAGTTTTGACAGTCAATTTAGAAGGTTGAACGATATTGAGAAGCAAATTAATACGCTTTCATTAGCGGCGGTAATGGGTTCTAAATTGGTTGGTGAAAGTGCAGAAGCCAAGAGAATTGATAGAAGCCAAAGTGATGCAACTCTTATGGTCTTAGCTCAACAGATGCAGGATTTAGTTGATAACTGTTTGAGGTTTCATTCCATGTATTTGAATGAGCCTAACGCTGGCAGTAGTTTTGTTAATCGTGATTTCGTTAGTGCAAGATTAGAGCCGCAAGAAATACAAAGCTTGTTGCAACTTTATACGGCTGGAACTATTTCACAAAAGACATTGCTTGATCAACTTTCATCTGGGGAAGTCTTAGCAGATGACTTTGACGTTGAGGAAGAGTTGGAAAGTACGCAGTCGGGGGGATTAATTGAGATGGATGCAGCTCCAACTGAAGCGGCTTAATGAATGTCAACTCCAGAAGCGTTTTATAGAGAGGTTATTGATTTAAACCGTTATAGCAATTCTGTTGCTGGTCAATATGCAAGAGCTTATAACGACATTATTGCAAGAGCAGCAGAAAGACTTGTTGATATTGAGTTTAGGCAGCAGGGGGTAATTAACGCTGTTGCACCTGAGACAAGAAAAAGGCTAAGGGCAATTATTAAACAATCGAAAGATAGTTTAAATACATGGTCAGGTGAATCTGCTAAAGCATTTAAAAAAGAGCTTCAAGGGTTAGCAGTATTACAAACTGAATTTATAGAAGATGAATTAAAGAAAGTTGTTGCTTCTGGGAATATTCCAATTAATAGCGTTGCTGTTAGCACTGGTTTTGGTGATGCTGTTGTTAGTACAGATCCAACAAGGTTGAACTTGTTTGGAAGACCAGAGGAAGAATTTAAAAAGTTTAAGGCTGGAGATTTTGCACTGACAACAAGACGGGGTGAATTGTTGACGCTGCCTAATGGTGAAACTGTAGAGAAAGCATTTAGAGGGATAGCCGCAAGATCAAGTGAAAGATTAGGTGGAGCAATTAGGCAAGGTGTTTTATCAGGTGAAACGAATGTGCAGATTGCAAGGCGATTAATGGGGCGTTTGAATTTTAATGAATATGCAAAGGAGGGGACAAGAGCTTTTGCTTTAGCAGGAAACCAACCATTAAAGCTTGCAAACAATCAAATCAAAACGATTGTTAGAACATCAATTAATCAAGTTAGTAATGCAGCTAGTCAAAGTGTTTATGCTGCGAATAAGGATGTTGCTCCAGAGTATGAATATGTGGCAACGCTTGATAGTAGAACAAGTTCAATCTGTCAGAGATTAGACGGGCAAAAATTTGGATATGACAAGGGGCCAACACCTCCACAGCATTTTAATTGCAGGTCTACAACTGTTCCTGTTGTTGATTATGAGGGGTTAGGTTTAACACCTCCACCTGAGACCAAGATCACAACAAGACCAAGTGAAACTGGCCGAGTCCCTCAGAAAGTTTCTTATGGTGATTGGTTGTATGAGCAAAGAGCAAGGGGAGCGAATGACAAGTTATTGAAATATGAGCCAGGTGAATTGCAGATAAAAACTTTAGGATTTGAAAAGGCAAAATATTTTAATCGTTTAGCTGCAAAGAGTAATGGTAAGGATGCTTTAAGGCAGGTTATTAGAAGCGATGGAACAGAACTGACGCTGGAACAATTGAAGAAAAAGTATGGTAAACCTAGTGATATAAAAGCAGCTAAGAAGGTAACACCAAAAGTAAAGACATTAACAAACACTCAACCTACAACAGAAACATGGCAGCCCACTTCTGATTTTAAAGAAGGAATTAAGCGAGGTGAATCTATGACTAAAGGTAGATTTGAAAAAACTAAAGGTTTATCAACAAAATATAAAAAAGCTTTTAATGACTATGAAGAAGCTTCTGAAAAATATTTTACTTATTCATATAGTGATGCAAAAAAAGAAGCAGCAAAACTTCTTGGCTCGGTTCCTCCTCAAGATGAAATGATAAAACTTTATAGAGATAGAAGAATTGAATTAAAACAATCTTGGATTAAAAGCAAAGCAACACTTACAAAATTAGAAGTAGAAGGAGCAAAAGAAATGGCAATTCTAAGAAAAGAAACTTTAAAAACTACGATTACAGATCAACAAATCAAGGAAAGGTTAGATAGTATTCCATTCACTAATCAAAAGAAGGCAGATAGATTAAAAGTCAGATCTGAAGTTGAAGAGTTTTCAAAAATGTTTAATGGTGGTGGCGTTACAGTTAAATCTGACGGTGCTTCCGATGGTCAGATAACAAAGGTAAAACTTGGAACAAGTAGAGCTAATAACAACTGGAAGGGTGAAATTTTAGTACCTTTTGCTGATCCTAAAAACAGTTATATGGAATTACTTTCTAAGCAAACGGTATTCCATGAAATTGGTCACTCCTTGGAAACTTCAAGAAAAGCCAATTTAAGCATGGCTGTTAACTGGAGAACTTCAAGAGCTTCAAGTCCATACAGGACTAAATCACCCAAACTTGTAAAGAAAGCATGGACTTTACAAGAATCAGTTATCCCTGATGAATTTATAACTCCCTATGTTGGCAGACCATATTACACAAATAAAGGCTTAGATAGTGCAACAGAAGTGATAAGTGTAGGGGTTGAACATTTCGCCTCACCTGAGTTAATGTTTAGGTTGTATAGTGTTGATCCAGATCATTTTCACATGATTTTATCCTTAACAAGGAATGTTTATTGATGGGATTAAGAATTGAAGTAAAACTTGGGAATGAGATTGCCTTTGCATCAATGGCAAAGTCTCCAGATATTATCCAATGGAGTGGCAATGAAGATTTAATTGATGATGCAGAATTTTCTATGAATATGAGTTATGGAGCCGCAGGACATAATTTTATTTCAGGAAGTGAAACAACAGCTTTAGACGTTGCGACAGCTTTAGTTCATAGATATGGACAAGATAATATTAATGTTTTAGAGGGAGTTGACATTTTAGAGAAGGAAGAAAAGGAACTTGCTAAAATCGAAGAAACAGGGAAGACATAAAGTTATGTATGGCAAAAAGACACCAAAAAAGGCTATAAAGAAGAAGAAAACTTATAAAAAGTAATCATGGCAAAATCTTTGCTTGAAAGATTGTCGGAAGCAAAAGGCAAACCAGCCAAAAAAACAAATGAAAAGAAAGGTAAGAAAGAATGAAAAAAGGTGCAAGGGTTAGCTGGATTTATCAAGGCGTTCGTACTTATGGAAAAGTTACGGGTGTCGCTGGTAAAAGAGCTTCTATTAAGACTGCATCTGGAGGAACAGTTACC